ACAAGAACATCGTGCTAAGGCACAGTACCAACCTATGCTATCAGATTTATTTGGTGGTGACAGTATTGGTCAAGATGCTCATGTTGTTATGATGTTGCAACGCCCGCATGATCTATATGGTATCACATCAGAGTATTGCGATGAAGATCCTGTTGGCCTGCTTGCATGTCATGTGGAGAAGAATCGTGATGGTTTACTAGGTATGATACCATACGAAGCAGAACTAAGTACATTCACTATTAAAGAACGTAAGTAATGAAATTACCAAAGAAAGTGGTTAAGGCGAGCCGTAAGTCGCCTAAGAATATGATTATCTATGGTCCACCAAAGATTGGCAAGACCACAGTACTATCACAGTTGAAAGACTGTTTGATCATTGACCTTGAGGAAGGTTCAGATATGGTTGATGCTTTGAAGATCAAAGTTAACAGCTTGAAAGAACTTGCCGAGGTTGGTAAAGCTATTGTAAAAGATGGCAAACCGTATAAGTATGTTGCTATTGACACTATCTCAAAACTTGAGGAATGGTGTGAATCAGAAGCTAAACAGATTTATATGAAAACTCCTATGGGTAAAAACTTTGAAACAAAGAACCCTGGTGCATCAGTCCTATCATTGCCAAACGGCGCTGGCTACTTATATTTACGTATAGCCTACAAGAAATGGATAGACAGATTGAATACACTAGCAGACCATGTTATCTTGGTTGGCCACCTAAAGGACAAAATGCTTGAGAAGAAAGGTAAAGAGGTTGCTGTAAAGGACCTTGACTTGACCGGTAAGATCAAGCAGATAACATGTGCTAACGCTGATGCTGTTGGCTATATCTACAGAGAGGATGATGAGACTATGATTTCTTTCAACTCTATGGATGATATAACTGCAGGCTCACGTTGTCACCATCTAAAAGGTAAGACCATGCCTTTGAATTGGTCAGAAATATTTATTGATTAACGCTTAAATTAAAAAAATCATGATTGAAGCAAGAACTAATCCTGGCGAGGCTACGCAGAAGAATCAAACACCAAACACTATCACAGTAACTATGATCTTGGAAGATCTTGACAACGGTATTGACCGTACAGCTATCCAAGAAAAGTATGGCTTAGAAAAATGGGAAGTAACACAGATGTTTCAACACCCAACATTGAAGGGTAAGAAGGCTAAGAAGGTACGTAAACTTTCTTTTAACTTTGTAGATGACACAGCTGATGATCCTAACCAGACTAGCATTCCTGTAGAAGAGGCTCCACATGTAGATGTACATACGGAAGCATCTATGATTGTAGAAGCTACACCTGAGTTACAAGATAACGAGGATGACTTTGATGAAAATGAATTTTAATTATTAAACTAGTTTATTATGGCAATTAAAAGTAACAACAGTAATTTGGAAGTTGCAGGCGGAGGTATAAAAACATACTCTGGCTTGGCTAACTTCAAAGTTATTGCAGTCAATCCTACAATGGAGGAGCTGCACGGTTTGGGTATCATGGTAAAACAAGACCCTAACTATTTCGTTGACCTCAACGGAACAGAGTATTTCAAACTAACTTTCTGGATTAAGAATGATGATCTTACTACAAGGTTTGACATCTTGATGAATGGTGCTGAGCGTGTTTCTCAGTCAGGAAAGAATCAGTGGATTAATTCTATAGGTCAAGCTACTTGGTCTGATGGCGAGCCTACTTATGAGTGGTTCAAGAAAGAAGGTCTGCGTAAAGCTTTGACTGGTGAAGAGACACTAGTTAACTTTACAAAAGCATGGGCTAACGTTGCTAATGGTGACGAGGTTTACTTTGATAGCATAGCTAAGATTGTTAAAGGTGATGTAACTGAAGTTAAGGCTTTGGTTAAATTACTTGAGAACAATGAGGTTAGACTATTGATTGGTGTAAAGGATGGTAAGTATCAGACTGTATACACTAAAGTATTTGGTAGAGTAAAGCCACAACGTGATGATCTATTTGTTAAGAATCTTAATGATGAGTATGGTGCTTTCAATGCAGAGTTCGACAGTACTTTGGCTTGGGGTGTATTTACACCACAGCTAGCAGTTGTAACTCCTGATGCTGAAACAGCTGATACTGTATCTGAAGATGATGACTGGGTCTAACATTGTAGTAATATGGCCATATAATATGGAACTAATGGGGAGTGTAATAACTCCCCATTTTTTATTACATTTGTACGCCTATGATTAAAAGTAGAAACAGCGAAGACCATCTATCAAAAGACATGATCCTAAGAAAGATTAGAGAGATAGACATCTTTACTTACTACTGTTCTTCATTTAAAGAGTTGGGTGTAAAGTTTTGCAGTGAGCTGCGTGAAGACAACACCCCTTCTGTATCTATCATACAGTGGAGGGGAAAGTTGTTGTACAAAGACTTTGGTCATCCTGATCATACATTTGATTGTTTTTCATATGTAATGCATGCTTATAACTGTCAGTTTTATTCAGCATTACGTATAATTGATAACGATTTTGGATTGAATCTAGCATCTAATAAAAGTGAGATGGCTTTTACCAAAGGTTATCTAGGCTATAGATCTAGTAAAAGTCAAGTGCCTAAACGTTTAACTATTATTAGAAAGAAATCTAGGCCTTGGATGAGAAAAGATGCAGATTTTTGGTCTCAATACTTGATTAGTAAGAAAACTTTGATTAAGTTTGCAGTTAGCCCTATCTCGCACTACTGGATAAATGAAAGTAGATTTAGTTGTGAACTCAGCTATGCATATAAGATAGGAACCAAATATAAAATCTACTCACCTCATGATGAGGTAAAGTGGATGAGCAATACTAACTCTAAATATATTCAAGGATATGATCAATTACCTAAAAACGCAGATCTCTGTATTATTACATCTAGTCTCAAAGACGTTATGTGTCTCTTCGAGATGGGTATCCCCGCTATCGCCATGCAATCAGAAATGCAGTTGCCAAGACGGGAAGTAATAGAAGAACTTAAACAACGATTTCAAAGACTAGCAGTATTTTATGATAACGATTTTACTAATCCAAGCAATCCTGGCCAGACCATGGCTGCTAAGATATGTAAAGAATACTATCCTATAAAGAATATACTTATCCCAGATGAGTATGGAGTAAAGGATCTATCAGATTATATTGCTAAATTTAAGAGAACAGAAGGATTAAAAACATTGATAGACATACAATTATAGTGAAACGAAGAACGCGTAAACCAAAAAATAAAAAGGTACAAAATGCTACCGCCAAGGTATACAAAGGTATTAAGTTCAGGTCTAAGCTTGAACTTTTTACGTATATGAAGTTGGAGGATGCAGGTATAAAATCTCTATACGAAAAGAAAAAGTATATACTACTACAAGGATTTCATTACGAGGCCGAGTGTTATGAGCCTGATAAAAGAAAAGGATATGTAGACAATACTAAGAAAGTTAGAGATATAACATACACACCTGATTTTGTTGACCCTAATGGTAAATGGATTATAGAGGTCAAGGGTTACGCTAACGACGTTTTTCCCATCAAATGGAAGATGTTTAAAAATCATTTGATGCAACTGGATGATCCACCAGTATTATACCTGCCTAAAAATCAAGGACAGGTACTACAGACAATAGAATTAATTAAAAACTTAGGGAGCAAATAGCTCCCTTTTTTATTGAAAAATTATGAGTATTAAAACAATTGACAAACAAATTAAAGGTTCTGAAGGTCTTGCTAAGAAAATTAACAAAGGCGCAGAAAAAATGGTCTTTGATATTTTGCAGTCTACACAGTACTCTACACCTATCCCGTCTACAGTACGTGAGTTGGCTACTAATGGTGCCGATGCTCAGCGTGAGAAAGAGATAGCTATAGAGATACTAACTGGTCAAGCAAAAGCTGAAGACTACTATATTGAACGCCACGGCGATCAGTATGACGATAGTAACTTTGATATAAATTACTACGATTTAGATCATCTAGACACAGAGAACAATACCGTACTAATTACATACAAAGAGAATGAAGGAACAGGATACTGCGATGTAGTTAGCATACACGACTATGGTGTTGGTATTGGTGCACGACGTTTGGAGGGTGTGCTTGAGCTTGGTTATTCAACTAAGCGTAACACAGCTGAGAACTTTGGTGCATTTGGCCTTGGTGCTAAGGTTGCATTGTCAACCGGTGTAGACTTCTACACTATAGAGACTGTGTACAATGGTAAGAGATTCAAGATGAACTGTTACAATTACAAGACAGACTTTATTGTACCTGCATTCAACCCAGAGGCTGGTAAGCCTAACCCGCATGTTGTACTTAGCGATGGAACGAAAGTGCATTATGTACCTACTGATGCAAAGAATCAGACTATAGTATCGTTTGGTGTGAAGAAACACAACAGGCGTGACTACAAGGATGCAGTAGAAGAGCAGTTAATGTATATGCCTAGTATTAAATTCAGACGTATTGCAGAAGATGGCTATGAAAGGGAAGAAAACATTCACCCAAGAATTATGCACAATTCTGACAACTTAATTATCTCTGATACATACCTGTTTAGTAAACCGCACATTGTATTGACTAAGGATGTAGGCGCACCAACCGGTGTTAACTACGGCTTTGTTGATTTCCGTGAGTTGGAGATGCAACAGATGTGGGGACCAATTGCTTTCAAATGTCCTGCAAGACAAGTGATCAATGATCCAGAGACTGGACAGGAGATTGTATTGCAAGAAGGTGTAGATGTTACGCCGTCACGTGAGAAGGTGATATGGAATGAGAACACTAAAGCTTATATCAAGTCTGTAATTGAGGCAGCTGCTGATGAGGCTAGTGAGATTGTACAAGAAGAGTTACAACAAACGGACTTTGTGTCTTGGTTGATAGCTTGTAAGCAAGTCTTGACTAAAGCTGACAGCGGTAGTGTACTTGGTAGACTATCTAATATCATTGATCAGGAACAACTCAAGCCTAAGTTTGGCCCAGACCCTAGACTTAAGAATGAATCTGTAAAGGCTTTGTTTGCGGGTATGAAGGTTGAGGTAATAACTAAGAGTAGAGATCACAGTAGTGGTGATGATACTATCGAGAGAAATGCTATTGAGAACTACAGCCAGTTGAGAGAGAATAATATCTTTATCATGGGTGAAGAGAATCATAGCAAGTACAAAGATATGTATCTTATACACGAGTGTGAAGGTCCTATTATTTGTATTAAGTCTGCAGAGTTTAGCTCTGGGCTTACTTTTGACTCTGCTGAGAACAAGAAAAGGCATGCTAAGCGTATAGCTAAACGTGCTAGAGTTCTTGAGCTAATTGAACAGTCTACACATAGTCGTTATTATGATGACATGGAGGTAGATGAAGAGTGGTTAGAAGAATACAAGGATGAGATTGCTAAGGCTAAGGAGATTGCACAGTTCGAGAACATCACGCCAGCTGAACGTCGTAAGATAGAAGAGCGTATG